TCATATTGAAGATGACACTTTAAGATTGACTTATGAAGATAGAGATTGGTTATTTGGAATATTAGAAGAATCTCAAAAGTTATTTAATGAAGATATGGAGTTTTTAATATCTCAAGACCAAGAGGGACTTTTAGATGGATGGGTTTATAGTTTTGGTGGAAGATGGTATGTGCAGAGTAAGGGTGTAGATAAGGTTGAATTTAAAGAATTAATTTACATAGGCAAGGCCTCTCAGAAGATTCCAACTAATTCTTTTTTGGGAATACATTCGGGCTTTGAACTAATGAATGGAATTGGTTTATATAAAGATTGGATTAAAAAGGCTAAATTCTTAGGAGTGGAGTCTTTAGGTATTTGTGAAAAGGGAACCTTAGCTGGAGCTCTATCCTTTCAAAAGGAATGTAATCAAAACAACGTAAAGTCTATAATTGGAATGACAGTTCCAACAAGAGGCATTTTAGAGTTTGATGTAAAGTTGTATGTTAAGAATTTTCAAGGTTGGCTTAATTTGTTAAAAATAAACTACAAGCTAAATGTAGATGGAGACTCTACAATAGATACAGGCTTTTTAAAAGAATGTTTAGATGGATTATATTTAATAGCAGACCCTAAGACGATGAACATTGAGGATGCTACTAAAATTATAGAGCTTATTGATTTCTATCAACTAGACACAGTTAATTTTTTAAACGAAGATGTAGATTCAGATTATATAAACAACTTAGAGAAGTTCATGTTATCCGACATTGAACCTATCTCCATTGTAGATGCTTACTATTTAGAGAAGGAGGATTATTTAACTAGAGAGGTATTGTGGACCATAAACAAAGCCTTTGATAGTAGAACCAACAATCAATATTTTAAGAGCAGTGATGAGTATGCTAAGGAGCTTATTCAAATGTTTGAGTCTTCGGATAAGGGTTGGGTTTCTTTATTTAAACAAGCCAAGTCTAATGAGAAGTTTTTGTCAGATACTTGTAACTTTAAATACGATACAGACACTAGACACCTTCCAAAGTATAAAATGACGGAAGAAGAAAGTTCTATGTTCAATACAAATGAAGAGCTATTTTTACATATAATCAAAAAAGGATTTAAGGATAGAAATATAAAAGAACCCTCTAAGTATATAGATAGACTAAAAAAAGAAATATCTGTATTAAAGATGGGAGATGTTGTAGATTATTTCTTATCTTTGTATGATATAATTAAATATGCAAAGAGTCAAAAGATGCTTACAGGTATTGGACGAGGTTCTGCAGGTGGTTCTTTAGTTGCTTATTTGATGGGAATTATTCAAGTAGACCCTTTGAGGTTTGACTTACTATTTGAAAGGTTTTTGAATAGTGGAAGAATGGGTAAGTTTGAAGATAGACCCAATTATGAGATAGATACAGATGAGGGAGTTTTAACATTTGAGGAAGGCTCTTTGGTTAGAATTTCTAGAGACAAAAAAGAGATGGTAGTATTTATCCATGAAGTAAAAGAAGAAGATAATATAATAAGATACTAATAATGAAAGTAAGAAAAATAACAAAAGGAGTTGGAAAGAAGCTAGTAGATGGAACGCTTCCAGATATTGATACGGATTTCGCAGGTAGACACAGAGCTCAAATCAAGCAATACATGGAAGATAGATTTGGGAAAAAGCAAGTTTGTTCTGTTGGTTCATTTACAACGATGAAGACAAAGGGATTGATAAAAGATTTCTCAAGAGTTTTCTCTTTAGATTTTTCTAAGGCTAACTTTATTACATCTATTATTGATGCTAATGATTCTACAATGTTTGACATTTTATCAAGAGCAAATAAAGAACCAAAGTTAAAGAATTTTATAAAAGAAAACCCAGACATCTTCTACATGATGCCGACATTGCTAAATCAGCCAAAGACTCAATCAATACATCCTTGTGCTGTGATTATCTTTCCAAAGGTAATGTCTGCATCTGAATGGGTACCTACTAGGACTCAACAAGGTTTACTTGTTAGCGAGTGGGGAGGAGATGAGATGGATGATGCAGGTTTTTTAAAAGATGATATATTGGGTATTAAGCAAATAGATAAGTTTACCGATATACTTTCACTAATAGAAAAGAATGGGAAGCAAGTTCCTGATATCTACAATCTACCTGACAATAGGGAAGTTTATAGGTATTTTGGAAATGGTTGGAATGGAGATGTTTTTCAATTAGGTTCTACGGGCCTTACCGAATATACAAAGGCTCTAAAGCCTCAAAGTTTGGAGGATTTAATTGCAGCGAATGCATTGTACAGACCAGGACCTATGGAGAACCATTATCATGAAATCTATGTCAAGTGTAAGAATGAAGGAAGGGCTCCAAATTTTCTTTGGGGTACGGAGGAGATTGCAAAGGATACTTTTGGACTATTGATATATCAAGAGCAAGTTATGCAAGTGATGCAGAAGCTAGGAGGATTAAGTATGAAGGAAGCCGATGATGTTAGAAGGGCCATGGGAAAGAAAAAACTAGCTCCTCTTATGATTTGGAAAAAGAAAGTCATGCAAGGATTCTTAAACAAGGGAGCAACTCAATCTGAATTTGAAGAAGTTTGGGATGCTGTTATGGAATTTGCAAAGTATGGTTTTAACAAGTCTCACTCTGCAGCATATGCAATGACGGGATATGTATCTCAATTCTTAAAGGTTAATTATCCGATTGAATATTGGACAGTTGCTTTGGATTATGCAAATGAGACAGATGTTTTAAAATATCTAAGTGAGATATTACAAGCTAAGGCGATAGAGATAAAGCCTCCTAGTGTAAATCTTTCAAAGATAAGTATGACTTCGAACTACAAAGATTCTAGTATTTATTGGGGCATAGGCTCTATCAAGGGTATAGGTGAAGATACAGCTCAACAAATATTAGACGATAGAGATGAAAATGGAGACTATATTAGCTTTGCAGACTTTTACTTTAGGCATAATTTTAAAGGCTCTAAGGTAAAGAAAACAACTTATGAAGCATTGATAGGGGCAGGTGCATTTGACAAGCTCTATAAGTACGGAGATGCTGTTGAGAGAAGGTTTGGTTTATTGAAGAGATATAGAACAATTAAAAAAGTTGTAGTTAGAAATGTAAGTAGAGACCCTTATTCTCAAAAGGATACTTCTAAAAGATGGTGGTGGCACCTTCAACAAAAGAGGTTGACGGGACTAGCAAATATTGACTACAGTAGAATGTGTGATAATCTAGAAATAGAGACTCAATTTTTGTCACAATCTGAATTTACAAAGCCTCAAAAAAGAGGTATCTTTAGAGCATTTGGAGGATACATTGTAGAGGCTAAGATAGGCAAGGGAGCTAAGGGAAAGTATGCTAGAATTACCATAGAGCACAACTACAAACTATGTAAGGTCATGATGTGGACTGGAGAATATGAGTTGTTTGGAGAACTTCTAAAGGGAGCAGAGAAGAGATTATTAATCTTTAGTGGAGAGATTAAATATGACCCAAAGTGGAGTAAGTCTAATCAATTTACACTTAGAGAGTCTTCTAGCTTTATTGTTTTATAATATATAAAAAAGTGATTTAGTCGATAAAAGATGTATTTCATCGAATAAATCACTTTTTTTGTAAAAAAACTTGTGAGAACTAAAAAGAGGTCTTATATTTGTACCAACAATAACAAACAAAACAATAAAATTATGAAAACTTTAAAATTTAACAGACACGAAACTTTATCAAGAATAGAAAACATATTCTTATCAAACCTAATAGATGCAGTAAGAGAGTTTGATGTAACATCGGCAAGCAAACTAAAGAACATGCTTAACGGAGCACATGACGGATACCTTTACTCTTTCGAAGATACTCTAGCAACATTCAATGCCGAAGTAGAATTTCACCTTGAGGGTAGAAGAGTAGAGGCTAGCAGATTGTCTTATGATATATTAGTATTCGAAGAAGAATTAAGAAAAAGATTAACAAAATAACTAACCTACGATTACAGTATGTTATAACTAAGGCCTATCAACCCAAGATAGGTCTTTAAATTAAAAACTAAGAATATGAAATATGAAATTTTTGTTGGTGATAGATTAATCACCTTAGAGCATGACAATCTAGATAATAGCATTAACATTGATGATTTGACTAGAATTGATTCTTCAAATATATTTGGAGAGCACACTACAATATCAGCAGCAGTTGCTAGAATTGGATTATTAAAATCAGAGGTAGAGGCTAGAATGGCAGAATCAAAAATGGCTTATAAATTGTATGAAGGAAACTTTAAAGCTAAATTAAGAAAGCAAGCTTCTAAGAATGGAAATAAGTTTACCATTAGAGTAGACAATGAAGATGTAGAGGTTAAATTAACAGAATCTGCATTAGGTTCAAGTTTTGAAACCGACAAAGGTTGGTTAGAGTTAAAGAGAGAATTCATAAAGGCTGAGAAGAATTTTAATGCATTAGATGTATTATATTGGGCTTGTCAAGATAAGTCTAGAAAGCTAAATGGATTAGTGAATGGCACTACCCCTGAGGATTATATCCAAGGGATGATTGAAGGAAAAGTAAATGGAATATTAATTAAAAAGTAAATAACGGATATGGGCCCAAGGCACCTATGTCAAAACTAAAAAAGTCCTTTAACAATTAAATTTAATATATTATGACAGGATTAGGAACTGTAGAGAAAAACAATGGATTGTATTTATCAGTAGCAGGTGGCTATATTTGGAACAGAAACGCAGAAGTTGGAGACCCAAACTATGCGACTCAAAAGTACACAAAAGCCGATGGAGAAGAGGCAGAAAGAAAGGGAGCCCAATACGCAACATTATCGGGTAGATTTACAAAT